ACAGAGTGGGTATGCCATGGCCCCATGCCAGTAAGCCCGGCATGAAACATCCAAGGGCTAGACTTACAGACAACCAAGTCAGAGACATAAGAAGAAGAAGATCCTCAGGGGAGAAACTGAAAGACTTGGCCGACGAATATAAAGTTAGCATCCCACTCATATCCAAAATCCACAGGGCGGACATTTGGAGTCACGTCCTAAATGAGGATGGGGGGATATACATCCCCCCATATCTCAACCCCTAACCTAGTAGGTGTAATTCACCGCAGGCGGGGTCAGCGAGGTCAGCAGGCCCGAATTTTGAGGATTCAGGTTGTAGTAGTTCATCGTCGAGATCAAGTAGAACAGCACGTTCGTCATCGGCGTGCCATTCCCGCCGCTTCCCGAACTGTACTGCGGGAAGAACATCTCATTGTTACCGGGATTCCGGTAAAAGTCCGCCCCCGGCTTGTCGTCCAGATACACCCGGCCCCAATCGGGCGGGTTGCAGTAGTCGATCCGGCTGGCAGACTGCTTCGAGTCATACCAGTGGGTCTGACCACCCCACACGATTCCACCGTCCAGCATGACCTGAGGCAGAGGGTCGATCTGCTTCTCAGTCACCTGAGTACGGAAGAAGGTCTGGATGTTCTGCACCGTGGAGTTCATCACAGCGATCTGATGAGGCCCCACGAGGCCAATGAGCGAAGAGGGAACCTGATTGGTACCCGTGTTGATACGGATCAACTGGAGCAGAGCGAGACACATATCCGGGGTCAGAGTCCCGCCACTGGTAATGGCAGAGGAATTGATGACCGGGTAGGTGGTGCGGCTCAGGGCCAAATAGTTCCCTGATGTGGTCGTGGTGTTGACGTACCGGAGACCCTGGAGCCAAGTGGCCACAGGACCAGCAGAGATAGCACCCTGGAAGTACAGGATGTCTCCAGCAGCCGGGACATTACCGCCAGTCAGAGTGACCGGGCAGGTGTAGGCAATGGTGCGCCCAGGATACCGAACCCCACCAGGATTGGCGTAAGGTAGGTTATCAGGGCTGACACCCGAGGTCTTCCAAGTGGCACCAGTCGAGTCCACGATCTCAAACCTCATATTGGGCAGGAACATACGGCTGCCCATATCGGTCTCCATCGTGAACACACCAGCAGCACCAGGAGAGGCACCAGCCACGCTGGTTACAACCCCAAGTTGGCCATCCTGACCCCCAAGGTTATGCCAACTGATGTCCTCGTAGGCTGCCATGTTCGGCAGGCCCTCGGTCATCGTTCGCTGCCAAGCGTTCAGCACGGACTGTTCACTCGTAGCCGTTCCTTTGATCGACCGATAGCTCAGTTGGAAAGCCATCTTAGTCTCAAAGAACGTCTGAAGGAATTGGGCAATCGAGAACCCAACACCCACGCCAAGAGTGCCACCGTCCAAGTTAGCCGCCCCGAAGATTCCAGGAGGACCTAACTCAATCGGAGCACGGAAGTCTGCTGAATTGGTTGTTTTAGTGATGCGCCACGTCTCACTGTTCTTCATGACGCGCTGTACCGCCAGATCCTTATTCAGTTGGTAGATCCGGGGTAGGACTCCACTACGGACCCTCTCAATATTGGCATTGAGGAGGTCATTTAGGCTTTGACCAGCCATGAAATGTTCTCCCTATGTTCGCCTAAAGTGTAATCATTACACCCGAGGGCTTAGCGCAACCCAGCAGCCTTGAACATATCCTGCCAATTATCCGACTTGAGCATCGCGTCAACCCCTTGCGGGCTGGCAGGAGTAGCTACCCCATTCAGGGCAGGCTCATTAGTGGGAGGATTGGTGGCGGTCTGGGCAGCAGCCTTGCTGCGTTCCAATTTCGAGCGAGTCCACTCATTGATGATCTTTGGGCCTTGCGCCCGAATCACCCTTTGTGCAATCTGGCGTCGATATTCGGCTAAGCGGCGGATGTCCACTTCAGAGCCGGTGGTCTGTGCCTGTATAAGCAGAGTGTCGTACTGCTCTTTCCATTGCGGATTGGCAAGTTCTGCTTGGGCCACTTCCTGGCCAAGGCTGGAGAAAAGGAAACTATACTCTCTGGGGGACACCCGATCTTTAATAGACGCAAGGGTCCCCTCGATAACTTGATTGATGGCAGAGGTCTGAGCCTGCCCTATCTGGCCCATCATGGCAGCCTGAGCCTGCTGGGCGCGCTGACGTTCACCCTCAGCTATCTGCTGACGGAGACGGTCATTCTCAGACTGTACGGCCTGCTGGGGGTTAGTGCGGGTCCCAGCCAGAAGATCAGCCTTAGTGGTGAACTTACCAGTCAGCCTCATCTCCAAATTCTGGATAAAGTTGACTTCCTGATCCCTTAGAGCCGGATCGGATATCTGCTGGACTCTCCCACGAAGGTCATTAAGAACCCTAGAGTTATGCCAGTTATTGATCTCTGCCGCCGCCGTAGGATTAAACTTTGGCAGGAGGGCTTGAGACCGGACAGCAAGAAACCCTAAAGATATGGGGGACTGCTCCCCGAAGTACCCAACGATCTCATCCATCGACTGGAACCTAGCCTGTGGGTCCACATTGGGAGAGGCAGCCTGATGATAAAGGTTCATCATCAGAGCGGCAGCATTAGCCCTACCCGCCAACTGCTTGAAAGACTCCACGGACAGATCAGGGACAATCTCCCTCATCTGATTCAATGCCTGCTGAGCCGCAAGAAGTCTCTGACCCTTATTCTTATCAAAAATCAGCTTCTTACCATCCTCAGTGGATGTGGCATCAGCAGCCGAGATAGGCTCATCCAGATCAGCTTCACCCTGGGGTTGAGTCTCCTGTCCCGCAACAGGAGACTCAACCGCTTCAGGAGACGTGGGGGGAGTAGTCTCGGGGGTCATCACTTCCGGGGACGACTCCACCGCACGAAGCTGGGCCAATGCCTCATCCATCGTCTGCGGCTCTGTCGGAGGAGCAGAGGGCGTAGCAGGTGGAGGAGTCTGCCCAGCAGGGGGCTGCCCCGTGACGGGAGCAGCCTGAGTCGGGGCTGATGCCGCAGGAGCGGCAGGTGCAGCCGGAGGAGGTGTAGCTAGAGCAGCCATATTTACCTTTTAAGTGTAATGATTACACTTCAGAATCCGCAACATTATTATTGCACTACCTGATTCTCAGGCATTGGGGGCATAGGCTGAGGAGCCATAGCCTGACTCTCCAAATCCTGAGCATGTCCCAGAGCATCCCTCTCAAGGTTCTGCTGGTGGGCCTGCTGCGCCCTATGCAGAGCAGTAGAGTGGGAGTGTTCCTCACCCATCATATCCCTCTCCAAGTTCTGGGTATGCTGAACCTGAGTCTTATTCAGGTCGGTCGCGTGCTTGTGCTCCTGCACCGTGACCTTGCTCTGAGTGTTAAATGATGGAGTCTCAGAGGGTTGCACCTGAATACCATACTTCTGCAATATCGACATCTCCTGCTCAGGCGGGGTCTTAGCCAGATCCAGCGTGAGACCCAGCCGTGGAGGCTGAGGCTGAACTGTGTTCTTCTTATCCAGTTCAGTCTGGGCCGCTTGCAGGAATGCCCGCACATTAGCATAGCCGGGGGTCATCTGCCGCTGCTGCCCCAAGCGGTCCACAAGGGAGTATTGAGCCACGGACACAGCAATCGAGGGATCGAACACGAGTGGATCGAACTGAATAGATGGCTGAGACGTAGGGTTCCCATCTGGTCCCGGTATCTGCGTAGGCTGCCCCTGCCATAACTGATCCACGATCTCCTGAATTGCCTCTACCATGTCCACTGCGGGATTTTTGAGTTCAGGCAGTCCATATAGGTCAGATACCACAGGGTAATTGATGGGGTCAGTGACATGCAGAGCCTTAGCCGCATCAGGATTCTGAGTGATAAGATCCTGAACAGCCTCTTTCCTTTCAGAGAATGTGCGGGGCAGACCAGATGGCCCCCGGATCACCCAATTTGAATTACGGATCAGGTCGAGATCAATCGTCTGACCCTTGAATTGGGGATTAGGCTGCCCATACCGGAGATACATCTTCACAGCATTGGTATCAGTTTGCTCCCAGAATCCGCTCATCATCTCCGCAGTCGTGGACAACTGCAAGAGGCCCTGGTTAATCATCTTGGTCGCCTGACCAAGAGTTATGTTCTCAGGGAGGACTCCATATACAGCAGGGATCAGGCCAAGGACTCCCTCAATGAAGTCCTTATACATATTCATCATCTCGGGTAGACCCTGAGGGGGATCAGAGGCCGGGAAGTTGGCGAATGCCTCACTTAGGCTTGCGCCGCTATTCGGAATAGCCCCAATAAAGCGGTTAGGTGAGTATCGGTTGCGGTTGGCTGCATCCACATTGATATAGTCGAGATTGCAGAGGAACTTAGTGATGCCGGTCTCGTAGGTCTCGGCTGCAATATTCAGGAGATTAGTGATCCCATCCTCCAGCCCAAAGATGGCCCAGGACTCACCATCTGCAAACAGGTAATCTGCCATCGACGGCAGGCAAGATGACCACTCCTCCCCAAAGTAACCCTTCTTGAATCCAATCGTCTTCCCCTCGCAGGCTGTCAACTTGATCCCAGTAGGGAAGAACTGCTTCGCTGCATCCCTGATATTCTCAGGATCATCCCTAATCAATTCCAGCATCTCAGGCTCAAGATACGTGTTGCGGAAAGTCCTGAGATTAGTGTTACGGGATCGAATGGTTCCGGTCTGAGACTGGGATGATGCCCTAACCACAGCAGCCAGTGCTTGGGCTGGATCTCCAATAGTCCCGGCTACCCCATAGGCATCAGGGCCTACAATATCCCGGCACTTGGGGAATGCCTGAAGGATCTTGCCAAACTCCAACTCCAGTTCCGTGATGAACCAGGGGGTATCCTCAAGCTCCACCACATTATAAGGATGGGTCGCCACGTAACCATCTACGACTTCAAGACAGATGGACGTTCTAGGGAAGTCTTGGGTTTGTGGGGCAGGAGGAGGGGCTAATGCCGTGATAGGGGGTTCGTACATCCCAGCCGGGACAGTCTTGGCACATCCAGCACACATGGGATCATTGCCACCCATCTGGTCTGGCGGGGGGCCAGGGGTGAACTGCCCACAATCCAGACAGTGATACCCTCCCGGCTGGACTGTCACTAGTTGTGGCTCTTGGAAGTAGGCAACTGTATAGAATCCATACTTCTGTCCATCCGTATCGGGCTTGGTGTGGCCAAATGCCGTGCCAGTCTTGTAGAGCTTATAGGCCAGCCGATGATTGATCTTCCTCACCTTCCATTGAGTGTGGAGCATCTGCACCAACAGGTTGACCTGACGTGCCCCCATCCTGTCCGTCTCGGATTTGGGGTCCATAGGCTCAGCCGCAGTATCGTAGAACGGTCTCTGACCTAAGACAGATGTGAACTTCTTGCCATAGGCGGCAGTGATGCGGGGATTGTAGTCGAAGATCCTATCATAATCCTGATGGTTAGTGGAGTCGGCAGTGGGTGTACCAGCCTGCCCATAGCTAACCCAAAACAACGACCCAGTGGCCGGGTCCATGGAGGGAGCAATGTTCTGGATTCCTCTGTAGAAGTTGTCAGCCTTCTCCAGCCGCATTAGCTGAAGAACCCTCTCCCCCTGATAGTTCACGTCCACATTGGACTTGAGAAGGTCTTCGACTGCACTCAGGACCTTGGCATAGATCGTGGCTTGCCCGTCAGGCCCAACAAGTGGGTAATCTGAGTCGATTAGGGCTAGGATTCTAGGATCTGTGCCGGTCATAAAGTGTAATGATTACACTTTCATTTAGTCGGGGTTGCCTCTGATGAGCAGGACTACTAAGACTATGAGCAAAAGAGTCCCCATTCCAAGCCCTGGGCCGGGATGCCCAAGATAGAACCCACCTCCCCCAAAGAGGAGGATCAAGATGATAAGGAGCAGCAGCATAGGGGTTACTGGATCGGAGGTCCAAATACCTTCCAGCCAATCACCAGGAATAGAACAAACGTCATCAGGTTTCCTGGGAGTCGTTTGAATGGGTAGGGCTGTCCAGGGGTATAGTCAGACCATAACCCCGCCAGAATCCAAATCAGCATGATTATCCAGAACAGCAGTCCAGCAGGCATTGTATATCCTTCTTATGCCGACTTCTCGGCTTGGTGAATGAGTTTGATCCTTCGAGCTTCCAGGGCTTTGCGAAACTCGTTACGCTGGTCAATGTGCCACTGCTTGACCCCAGCAGTTACAATGGGGACATCCGTTTGATTGGAGGCAGGAACATGGGTTCGAGGGGCATTCACTTGAATCTGCCCGCTCAGGAACCTCTCAGACAGTTGACGCTCCCTCTCAATAGCATCCTTCTGGAACTGCTCAAACCTCTGCTCCAGCCCCTCACAGACTCCCCTCAGCCGCAGGACTTCCTCAGAGGCTTTCTGCTCCCGAGACAGGAGGTCTCGGTAGTCAGCAAACATGAGCAGTATCCGCTGTTGCAGGTTCATATGATCTATCTCTGGGGGAGAGATGAGAGGCCGGGGGAGTTGATTCCAGCAGTAGCAGTGTCCATGGGGGATTGAGAAGTTTGCTGGGTTTGCTCAGTCTGAGAGTAATCCCTCGGAGTCCCATGCTCCCACTCTCGGCACCATCCCTCTTCACCCTCAGGCACGATGGGCCAGCCACTATCATGAGGAGGAAACCTGTGGCAGGTAGTGTCATTGCTGCCATAGGATAGACAGTTGCCACACTCCTGCTCGGCATCAGGCTGCTCATCCTTCATCCCCCCACCCTCAGGGGACTGTAGGGGGGGAGGACCACCCTTATCATCCCCCTTGGGGCCTATCCCAATAATGAGAGCGGGCATTACATGACCCTCCTCGACTGCATTGCTCTTGTCAACTCTTTGGCTCTATCCTGAAGCATAGCACGCCGCACAGCCAACCTGTTATGCCCAATTTGGGCCACTTCCTCCCTCTTTTGGCCACTCTCATTATAGATGGCCATCTGACGGGCCATAAAGCGGGAGTGATCTGAGTAGCCGGGGGTATCAAACTGCTTCATTCTCTCATCTACCCTCTGCATCAATGGGGCTTTGCCGGTAGTCTGCCTTTCCTCAGAGATAAGGCCATATCTAGCGGCGTCACAGTTGTGAACTAGAATCCCATTGGCATAGTACTCTGGGATACCATCTACCGATAGATTAAACACTGGCTCTCTTCCTACGGGGATGCGACATAGCACACGATCTGGAGCAGTGGGCGACATCAGAGTATTTATCCGCCTTAAACCTAGAGCCACACTTGATGCAAATCCTCTCAACATCATCCACTTTAGATTTCCTACGGGCCTTGGATTTGCAGTTATTGGAGCAGAATCTAGACCAGTGTTTGACCTTGGATATAAACTCAGTACGGCACTCCTCGCACACCATAAGAGTAGGCTCCCTAGATTTTTCGAGGGAGCTTTTTGCATGGGATCTATGCCACATCCTACCCTCGGCTGAGGCGTGCCATGCCCTAGTGAGAGGTCGGATTCTGGCCAGATGCCCAAGATCGTACTCCTGATTCCGGGAGTGCATAGACAGATGCTCAAATGCGGGAAGTTTCTCCAGATTGAGGATGTCGTTATTGAGAGTATTCTCATCAACATGGTGAATGTGGAAAGAACTAGTGTCGTAAGGGCCGTTATAGAATCTCCAAACTTCTTGGTGGAGTGCTCCAACTCCCCGCATCCGATGACTAATTCCTGGCCAGTAGTACTTTCTAAGATGGGCACGCTTGGACTCTGGGTATCTCCTAAATCTGATCCCATTGAACTCAATGGTTTCGACCATGTATCTAGTATGTCCCCATATCGTAGAGAGTCAAGCCTTCTCCATCCGATATCCCTAACCCAAATAGGGTGAGATCCACTACCCACTAACACCCTGCCAGAGGTAGTAAGTAGAGCCTGAACTTCCCTAACCCCAGTAACCCCCGCATCCCTGACTACCCTAAGTCCCTCCCTAGTCCAAACCTTGTCACCGGGTCGTACCTCCTCAATCGCCATATTGCCGCCCTCTACACCTATCGGCGTTCCAGCAGTAAAACAGGCATCATCCCCAATGGAAGATTCAGAGGCGTCTGTTTTCGCAATATCGTTGGTCCCCGGTTTGTGCATTGCAGTCTGGAGACACTTAATCAACTGCACACACTGTCTAGATATCTTCCACCTTGGCAGTGGAACCTTAGCCTTAGAGAACTCAGGCTGATTCAGGTACTCCATCTGAGCAACCACTCCTTGGGTCTCCATCAGATGGAAGGCATAAACCATATCTGGAACTGACTCAGTTTCTAAGGACTTGAACCTAAGAAGAGTTTGCAGGTGCATCCAACCGGCCACGCGATTGTTGTTAGCTGGGACTAGAACTACCCGAAGATCCCTCTGCTCATCCCTTCTCTGAAGCATAGATGCAAGAGCTTCTTCCTCCCTCATCTGTTCCTCAGCCTCAGTAAACTTCATAAGGAAAGCACTTTTGGGGCCTAACACATGGTTGATCCCTGGAACCATCTGAATAGCCGGGGTATCCTCACTCTCAGTCCTAGCACAGGCGTCTGGGGATATATAGCAGATAACACGCTTAGACTGTGACTCCTCCACAATAGACTTAAGATCATAAGCCAGAGTTACACCTAATTCATATGGCTCTATCCTGTTAAATACCCTCTCACGGAAGGTGAAGATGCGCCCCTCAGGAGATTTCTTGTGGCAGTGCCACACGGTGGGGTGGATGTAGCCCCAATCTAGCCCAACCCACGTATGCCACCAAGGCTCAAGCCTCTGATAGAGAGGCTGACCAGCTTCCTCATCAAAGACGTGCATCGCCTCGACTGGCTCCCCACTCAGGGGGCCATTTGCACGGAAGTCCTTAAAATAAGTGCCAGATAGGGCGTGAAAATCTCCATCTAGCCACGCCCTTCTAAGAGATTCAGGCTCAATCGACCTCAGCCACCTGAAATAGTCCCCCTCAAGAGGCACGGGGTCCTCAAATTCAGCCTTCGAGACGACCACTTTAGGCTTTTTAGGGGGTCGGGGGGGCTTTGGGGACTCAACTTTGGGCTTTGGAGGATCAGGGAAGCTATCACCAGGGGCATACCGGACAGGATCGGGAAGGTCTACTGAGTATCGGGGGACTCTGTGCTCCTCTTCTCTTAAAACACGGAGCATTGCCTCTACATAAGTTATGGAGAGGCCAGTTTCGTTGGAAATATCCTCGTTTGTGAGACCAAAGGCGTAAAGTCTCCAGATTCTCTCCTTACTACGAGACTCCATCTCCTCTGCTATCTTGTTTTTGGGTCCCATAGTGTAATGATTACACTTTTCAGGCCGCAACCCTATTGGTTGGACAGGCCCTATTTGAGCATTCTTCCGGGTGATCCACGGATTCCGTCATCTTCCCACAGGTTCTGCACTTCCACCCCATCACTTGGAGCAGTTCACCCTCAGGACTCTTAGTGATCTTCCACCTGTAGTAGGGATTGTCCGTGACCTTAGATGGGATAAACGTGGTAGTCTTGCCGGATGGGTGCCGGATGACAGCCCCCTTAGGGTATTTCCCATTGAGGTAGGACTCGACCATAAAGTAGTCCATGATCCAGCCCTGACCGGGGGCACCCCTTAGGTCATCCCCCCCACCAGGATTCCAAGTGGAGAAGGCTTGGGCCTTCATCTCAGGCCATCGGGACCGGCATGATCCCATGATCCTATCATGAGTCTCCCGCTTAGCCAGCTTTTCCATCTGGTCTATGCCGACACGCTGGAACTCAGGACCCAAGTACTTCTTCCAGCCGTCCTCACCGAAGTACCCAAAGATGATCTTAGCCCCACTGGGCCATACAGCCTCGGGAGGATTGCTGCCCCGCTTGATTTCGGCCCCAGTCGGCTCGTACATCGCCTCTGCCCGGTCCAGCATATAGCCCAAGTCACTAGCCTGCTCGATCAGTAGCAGCCCCCTATAGTTGGGATGGGCTACGTAGGTGACATCACATCCAGCAGATTTGGGATTGAGAGTCTTGAAACCCTGATTCCCCTTTATCATACAGGCCATCAAGATGATAGTCTTGCCGGGGCCACGGCTTCCACCACTACTGATCTCATCCGCAGTGGCAGTTAGGGTTTGGATTTGCGGTCCAGGATGACAAGCACAAGGCCAAGGGCCAGAAAAAAAGTGTTCAGCACAGTAAATTGGGGCAAAGACATCCTCAGGCGTGATGGGGCAGGCGTAGGCTATACCCGCCTCAATATGGGTGGAGGATGACTTCTTAAATGCCATCAAACATCTATGATTTCAGCCTGAGTCTGGACGTTAGGGAAGTTGACAGACACCTTGACTTGGGACGCTGGGGCCGACTCGTTCATCAACCCAGCCAGTCTCGCCCTCAGTTCCACAGCCTTGAGACCATTCCCATCATGACGACCTAGGGCGTTATGGTTCATGACATTCACCACGTTGCCATCGGCATCCACTTGGGCATCATTCTCAGCGGCCTCAATCCACCTCTCCCTGCGGGCGGAAGTCCTAGCTAACTCTTCCTCAAGTTCCTGCCGCACGAACTCCCGGTTCATGGAGGTAGCCAATTCAGGCAGCAAGTCAGCGTTGTTCTGAGCCTTCCTGATAGACACGGCAATATACTGAGATACCTGTTTGGGCCTAAGAGGGGGCCTAACTGTCTTTGCAATCAGGCTGGGCGGCTCACCCCGGAGGATTCTCCTAGTGATCTCCATTAACTGGGGATGAGACTCAATCGGGATTTCTTTCTGGGCCATTTCTAGTGTAATGATTACACTCCTGAGGACCATCTGTCAACTAAGGGAGAGACTGCTTCTTGACTCGATTTGGATCTGAATAGTCCCGAATGTACCTATTCATATCATCATCGTACCTCTGATGGAAGATCCTAATATCCACCTCTATCTCTCTGAGCCGATTGTCCAGTTGAACTGCCGCCTGAGTGGCCTTTTCAGCCTTCTCACTGGCAGTATCAATAGAGATTTTTATGGCTGACCCCCACCATATGATGACTGTCACGAGGACAATTAGATGCCACCAAGAGGATACAGCGATGGATATCTTGGTCTTTTCTGTTAGGATTTTCTCGTCGGGCACTGTCTCTCCTAGGCACTACTATCCGTCCAATCTTATCCTCCAGAGTGGGATCACTCTACTACTCCATGATCCAACCGAGCCTGATCCGCCCGTGCTGCATCCCCACCCTCTTGGAACTTCTCTCTGCCCTTAGACTCCAATAGCTGATCCATACGATCATTTGTTTGCACCTTCAGATCAGTCACAGTATCCTTAGTCTCCTTCAAATTATCATTCAGGCGCTCACTACGCCTTTCAGATTTTATATCGTGGTATACCGAAAGTCCCACCTGCAAAAGTCCAGTAAGTGCAGCCAAGGTTCCTGGGACTGCCGCCAGCATCGCTATGAGAGCCACATCGGTCATAAAAATTGGTGGGTCTTGGTGCAATGATTACACCTTAGTGGGGGACCCGTCAACAGACTCCGGCCTAGTATCCACAGCAAAAGTGCCTGTCTGCATCCCATTAAAGGTGTTCCTGGAGGCTATTCTCTGACCAACAGCAAACTGGATGACGCCCAGCAGCCAAGCCCCATAAGGGTTGTTAGGAGTTGGGAATGTGTTGACGGCATGAGCCACGATCCCTAAGGCGGTAGCCCCACCCGCTACTAGGCCAATATGGGTGATCCAAGTATCCGGCATGAGCACATCTACCTCATTTTCCTTAGGGTCTTCTGCTTATCCGAGACCTTCTCTGGGAGGGAACTCATATGCCTGCCGTGCATCTTACGGAGGATTTCCTTAGCGGCACTGATAGGCATACTAGACTTAGCACCACCCTCAACTACAGCGTGTGCAAGGCGTACCTGCGCCCTACTATCGGGCATACCTACTTCCTCCTAGCCAGAAGAATCCAGACTGTAAGGGCAAGTAAGATTATGGCAACTATGAAGTTAACCTTCAAGACATCTTTCTGAGAGTCAAGGCAAATCTAGCCCTCTGCCCGATCTTTCCGGGTTTCTTAGCTGCCTCCTCCAAAGTGTCTCGGGGTATCTTCTGCCCCTGAGGAATGCCAAGGTTCTTGTGAAGCAGTCCCTTGTGGCTTTCAGGGACAGCCTTCTGAATCCACTTCTCAGCCATAGTTACTTCTCCTTGGTCTGGGAGTCTTTATCACTCCAGAGTTGCTCTATCTCACCAGCCATGTGAGTGACCATGGCAGTCAGTCTTTCCTCATCACTGCCAGCAGCAGGCTTCAGCCGGGTAGTAAATGTCAGCATCTCCTGTAGCATCTGAGGAGTAATACGTTCATCTGACTGCATAGGTTTCACCCCCAACAGTTGGCTGAATCCATGAATATCATAAGTCCCAGGAGTCATGACCACCCTCTCTCCCTTGGGATATGTAATGATTACACCAAAGTGTCCTTCTGGAATCTGCAAAGTCTTGGGGGCCATACGTTCATCCAAGGTTGGAGCATAGAACCCATGGCCCTGAATCCGATTGAGCCTCAGCTTACGATCTACACGGGACTCTCTCTCAAATGCCACGGATTCCCCTCCCAAGTCCTAGCCCCAGTCCTCGAAGGATGTGATTCCCATGGGGATTCTGCCTCAGATTATCCAACCCCTCCCCAGTCGTGTTCTCTTTTGACCACTGCGTGGCTCCATGACGAGCCATGTAGTATCCTGGCTCAAGCGGAGTATCCTCATTAAGGTTGATATGCTGGAAGTCAGGATTGGGACCCAATGTGATCTTGAACAAGGACCCTGGCTCCGTGTGGTCCTTCTGGATCAAAGCATCCTTATCAATGGAGAGATCAGGTTTAGCTCCGGCTAGGATGTGTGCCCTAACAGTGCGGATGTCCCTATAGTGAGTGGCGTCCAGTGCCTTCTCACCCGGCCTAAGACTGGCATACCTCTTATATACATGAGGGGCTAGCCTGCCCTTCCAGAACTGATCTAAGGACTCACCGGGTATTCCAGAATAGGGGGACACACCGGGAAAGGGGATATGGGGGTTGCGGATGTAGTGAGCCATCTCCCCATGCACTACGTCTATCGGGGCACCCTCAAACTCCCCAGACGCCCAAGGCAGCAGTCCCTTAGTCACACCAGCCATTTGGGCACGAGGATTATGGCGAAGGATGGCAGCCGCCAGTTGCCGAGTCCTTATAAGGGGACCGGCCATCACGCTGTCTATCCCACCTTTATGTGCGATGCGGGCACCTAGATGCTCAGCCTGAGCAATCCCGATGGGCGTTGATGACAAGTCAGCCATTCCACGGATGAGATCCTGAGGCATCGTATCCTAATTATGTGCTATGCAGCGGGAGGGATATCCATGTGACTATGATTAGGGGTCTGTATAATTAAGGCGTGCATCCCTACTTGGTTGTTCACATCCACCATCACCAGGTCCGCCTCTTCCCTATCCCGGCAGTCCAAGGCAAACTCAGGACCCTTCTTATAGAGATGCCTAGCCCTCTCATGCCCTAGTAACTCATCAATGAGGCGAGGGCTAAGATCCCGATTGAGTCTGATTATGACAGTCAGCATAGTGTAATCATTACACTGCCGCTGGGCTTTGTTTCATGCCGGGAAGTGTCCACCCTGTTGCAGGATCTCCCTGCACACCATTCGCCCCCAGAATCCTAGGCGGCAGCCCAGACTAATCCCTGCTCGGACACGCTCCACTGGAGCTTGACACTAGCAGGTTTGGGCCACGCATCACCAGAGCCATCAGCAGGGACTAGCTCCCTATCAAGCAGAGACCCCACGTAGTCCTGTGAGGTATAGGCTTTCCCCCCGGTGGTCAGAGAGACTGCGATAGCAAAGATCCGATAGAGGGATGAATCCGGTATCAGGATCGCAGCATTCTCCCCAGCCCCAGTCAGATCAACAAGGGTGGCAGTCGGAGTCCCAAGTCCCGGCTGGGCTGCAAGTGCGGCATTAACCCGCACTAGGAAGGCGTCCGCTTCATCTTGGGTGGAGAATACATTCTCCCCACGAGGCCAGTTTGCCCAGTACATTGGCAGGAGGCCGATTGGGACAAGCATCTGTCCACCACCAAAGGTTTGGCGGTCTACGTATATTCCATTCTCGGGTGAGTCAGTCATATATCATATATATAGGATAGGGACTGGAAACACAAGGCGGATTAGTGTAATCATTACATTATGCATGACCCACACACCCAAGCCTTTGTGATCCCATGGCGATATAAGACCCAGCAGTTTACCGTAGGCGGTAAGCCTTGGAGATACTGGGTCCCCCTAATCACCATCTGGCATAAGGACCCAGAAAAAAGGGGCAGTGACGACTCCTGTGGATGGTTTACTCCCCCATTCACGGACACCCAGAGAGAAATAGTCAAATCTCTATCTGGAGATGAAGCTAGAGATCCCTGGTTCTTGTCCCTGTCAGCCAAAACTAATAGTAACCCAGTAGAATGCGAGTCCTACGTCAGGGGTGCATTCCTCCTAGTAGCCCGCTGCATGAAAAACAGAAAATGCCTGAGGAGTAAAGTGACTCTGGAGGATGCCACCACTTGGGCGTCCATCATGATCCACAACCCCATCGACAATTTCAGGTCATCCCTAGCCTTTAAGAGTGGGTGGCACTCGAACTCGTACAGGGACGGAGAACTCAATACTGAGAAGGAGGATGAATACTTCAGAGAGCAGAACGCCGCCTCATTCTTTGGGGCCATTATGGGCTATATCCTTAGAGAGCAGCGTTACTGGTGGGAGCATCCCAGATGGCATTTCTGGCACTGGGAACTCCAGATCCATCCAGCCCAGACGTTCAAGAGGTGGGCCTTCTCCAAATGCTGCAAGTGTGGTAAAGGGTTCAAGTGGGGGTACTCCCCAATGTCCACGTCTTGGAATAGTACTGGCCCTAAATGGCTTAAGTCCGAAGAGTACGTCAGTCACGCTGACTGCTCTGACCCTACTGGCGGCTCCATCTCAGCTATGCTAGATCCATCAGCAAAGGTGTAATTATTACACTATGGTTGTCTACGAGATTGCCAAAAACTGGGCTGAGGCTGAGGACCTAGCCAATAACGGATTCGGCTATGAATCCCAGCAGGAAGCCCAGGACGCCTTGGACACGGATGACAAAATAGACGACTACCGCCGCAGCCTTTTGAAGGTCTTTAAGGTATACATATAATAAGGATACAGCTTTTGGCTAAATTACTGAAATGAAACTCTTTCTCTTATTCTTCCCCCTGTCCTTATTATATGCCCAACTCCCGACTGATTGGATTGGTGAGGGAGCAACCTACGGGTCCCAAAGCAGTCCCAAGTTTAATGGATGGACCGGGTACGCCACCCTTATTAGCCAGAAGTCCCAGCTATACAGCTATACTACTTTGGACTTCACGACTCCTAAGACTCAGCCTTACGTCTCCCAGTCTAACTTTAGAACTGGGATAGCCACTCCCCTACGCCAGTTCGGGCCAGTCATGGTCCTAGGGCTAGCCACAGCAGGGGCCTCCACTAGTGCTATATCCATAGGTGGATCTTTCAGCAGTGGTGCTCTAGCAGTGTGGCAACTCGGCAAGAGTAGGGTGTGGACTATTGAGTTCGGAGCCGTCCTTCTCAAGAATCCTGCTGGGGCCTCTTACACTTCTTACACTATAGGATGGGGCAGGTCCATGTCTAATCCCCCGTCAGTCCAAGCATTCACCCCGGTTGATCCTCAGAAGATAGTAGATGCCAGAGTCAAGGCCCTAGACTCCCTCAATAAGTAGTGTAATCATTACACTATGCTATCTCCCACTCAGCTATCCAACCTGTATACTGCCTCCCAAGAGGCCGTATCCTCCGAGAAGTCCACCGGGGTCCCAGCCGAACTGACTGTAGCTCAGTGGGCCATAGAGTCTGGGTGGGGAGCCAACTCCCCTAACTGCAACTGCTTCGGGATCAAAACCTACCCCGGCTGTTATGGGAGTCAGCTACTCACTACCCACGAGTGGTTCACTACTGAGCAGGCCATGGCCTTTCGTAAGGCCCACCCCGACAGAATGTGTGAAGTGGACTCTGCCTCAGGCGCGGATCTCAATGGTCGGATGCGGTATAAGATCCAAGACCTCTTTGCCACATTCAAGACCCTAGCCGACTGCTTCAGCAAGAGAGCGGAGTTAATCCAATCCTATGGCCCAGAACTGGATCAGTATAAGAAGGACGGCAACCTGTATAACCTCATCAAGGCAATCTCCACTAAGTACTCTACTGACCCAAACTACGCCAACACAATCCTCTCGATTGCAAGTATGCCTGAGGTAGTATCCTCCATCCAGCAGGCCCGCCAGCCCCTAACCTAACTGTAATCAGTGTAATCATTACATCTAAAGGGCGTCGAATGCCTTATACTAGAGGATGTAATGACAAAGATTTCCATCGTCAACCGCTCGACTCAGTTTAAAGACTCAGACCTCCCTGCTTTGACAAACGCGCTCCAGCTTCAGGTGAGTGGAGACTGGTTCAAGGCATGGGGGTCCTTCGCCCAGTTATTCCACAGTAAGACCACAGACCCTAATCCCCCGAGCGACCACTGGGTATTAGGGATATTCGACAACTCAGATGTGGCAGGTGCCCTAGGCTACCATGACGTCACACCCACAGGGCAGCCCCTTGGTAAAGCATTCGTATCCACTACCATCGCGGACGGGGGCACGTTCAGTGTGACTGTAGGGCACGAACTCCTAGAGATGTTGGGGGACCCTGACATCAACCTCACCGCAGAGTTTGATGATGCCAGTGGGAATCCCTCCAAGTTCTACGCCTATGAGGTGTGCGATGCAGTCGAGGCCGACGCTCTTGCATATCCGATCACAGTCCCCAAGGAATTCCAAGGAGAGGGAACCACTGTCCTAGTGAGTGATTTTGTACTCCCATCTTGGTTCCAATCCTTCGCCCCCGGCCCCTACGCCTTTAAGACTTCCCTACCATCCCCATTCTCCCTAGCCTCTGGAGGATACATTGGGGTCCTAGATTTGGCTAATCTATCTGCTGGATGGCAGCAGGTGGTAGCCCGATCATCTAACGCTAAGGATTCACTGAGGTCTCGACCCCATATCGGCTCCCGTAGGCAGAGGCGCAGCTTGAGCCGGTCTCAGTGGCTCCATAGTGAATACACCCCCGGTATTGCCGGGACTGCTTCAGATAAGGAGTAACCCAATATGCCGATTAAGATCGGTGGGATGCACGGGGATGTCAGGGCCGACCATGATAACCTCAACACGGAAGTAGAAGAGATAGAACAATCCTGTATTAGGATTGAGAGCGCTCTGGCCCGCATTGAAAATACCCAAGCAGTCCAGGGGCAGGCTCTAGCCTTAATTCTGGAGGAAGTACTACCACCTCCGGCAACATCCACCACCTTTACCCTGGGGGAGCAGGTTCCAATCCCAATAAAAACACTGATAGGAGAACTAACAAAGATGCCGATTCAACAAGGGGGCATGCACGGCACAGCCGCCGCCGCAGCCAATCCTCAATTCAACGTCGGGTTCATGGCTCCTTACGTAGTCGGAGAGACAAACCCGGCAGACGGTACCCTAGATCCGCCGGTAGCAGGAGACACCTGCAAGGTCACTAGCCCCGACCCGACTACCTGCTTGGTAGTGCCGGATGCCACGCCATCCGTGCCCAATGCAGTACAGACCGGGTTCCTTCAGTTCCTCAAGCCCGCCACTGGGTTCCAAATCACAGAGGAAGTCACTCATGCCGATGGGACCAACTTCCCCCCTGTGACTGACACATTCGACATTCTGCCTCCTGCTGCCGTGGCCACTACCTTCGTCCTCGGCCCGCAGGTCCCAATCCCCCCCGCTCCAACCCCAGCCCCGGCTCCCCGCCGCTAATGCGTTTCCTTCTTCTACTGCTGGGTGGATTAGCTTCCGCCCAGCAGTACGACCTCGGCCTTCCCTCTGATCCCTGTACTGGCGGATTCACCTACACTATCCCCTTCCAGCCCCCAGGGTCCACAGATGCTACCTTACGATTCGGGACGTTTACCTGCACCATCCCAGCCCCAACCCAACCCTTTATCCTTAGTCTGAATTTTGTCGAGCCTGTAGTTACTGGAGCAGGGCAGAGGCTATTCCGGGTACTCGCCAACTCCCTAGTGATACTGGACCAGTTCGACCTATGGAAGTCCTGTGGGTATCAGCAGCCCTGCTCCCGCACTGCCCTCATAGCCATTCCACCCACTAATGGGACTATCACCCTACAGTTTATTACCCAGACTAGGAGCGCAGTAATATCCTCAGTCGGGGTATACCCCCTTGTGTCTATTGGCCTGTTCACTATTGGGTTGGGTCTTGAGTCAGTAACCGTGCCTACGGATACCGGACCCGCGACCGAGATCAAGATTGATACGACTGTGGTTCAGACTAAGCCGTAGGGTGTAATCATTACACTGACCTATTCTTGGATTACCGCTCCCGCCTCCACCTTAGACAATAGTAATGAGTCCACGAACTCTGAGTCCCCACATCCATCCATTACTATATGTGTAAATGGATAACCGGCTCCCTGCACTATGAACGGACCAAAGGAGTGAGGGCTGAGACCATCACGTCCCCACTGTGCGTTCTCCCAGTGGATAGTGACCTCATCTCCAGGATTGAACTGGTCGGGCCAGTTAAATCTGCGGATCTCCTTTACTGCCATACACTTACCTCATTTCTATAATACCACATTTGACCCTTGACCCCCACGATTATCTGTGCTAAACTTAAGACTCTTAAAGAGAGAAGGGATGAAAGAGAAGAAAGAAAGGCCCTTCCCTTTCACCCCTTCCCTCCTTAAGACTCTCAAGTCCACTCCCAGAAGGCAACGGGTCCAAGGGCCACCCTTCTGTGCTCGCTCGAACAAACGCTTCGCGTTTGTTCTCGCTCGCAGACCGCGCCCTCCACTATAGCCTGGGTCGTCGCCTCCCGAAGCTACATAGTGAGTGTCAGCGTAGTACAGGCCCGAAGGGCCTGTACGTAGCTGACCGAACTATGTAGCGGAGGGACAAGTAGCCCCCCCCCCCTGAGTGTAGGTATCCCCCACTCACTTTAGGACTATGTAACTGATGTCCGTTCATGGGGTCTCCTAGTGTAATGATTACACTTGATGGGGGGCGTCGCCTCGCGGAGCTACCATAGCGAACCCAGCGGAGCATGGCCCGAAGGGCCATGCGTAGCTGTGGTGAGATATGTAGCGGAGCGACAGTCACCTACGGCTAGGGCAGGGTCTCCTCTTCCTCGTTAGCCCCTCTGTCGATGGGTAGATCGTCATCGTATTCGGTCATATAGTGCCTCCGAGTGTAATCATTACACTTTGTGGGCTGGGTTTTCCATGGGTTTGAGTGTAATCATTACACTTTACTGGTCTCCACGGCTGTTTCCATAGACGACCAAATGGACTTTCCATCAAGGACAGAATGACCGCTTGCCTGCCTGGGGGGACCCTAAGCCAAAAAGGGGCATACCGGGGTCTAGCGTCCTAGAGACTCCTTAGATCGGCCATCGGCAAGCTTGGGACGTGATAGGACACGCTGTCAGCTTGAGCATGGATGGAAGGCGCACGGCTGCGAGCATAGCGACCTAAGGTCGTCTATGCGAGCACAGAGAGCATACGCCCCCCGGCCTGCCCCCGGCCTGCCCCCGGCCTGGTCCCGCCGGATCGCAGACTGTAATGATTACATCAAAGAGGTATGTAAGATACCCCTTTGGGCCGATGGCCGCGGTTGGGTAGCAACTATTTTCTAAGTGATTGAGGCCAAAGGCAATAAAGATTTGACATTCGGCGGTATCAACCGTATACTGGGTCTGCAAGCGGGAAGGGCCAAAGGGAAACCGAGTAAACCGACCTGCTGGCAAGAGTAGGGATGCGAGGGACCTTAACGGGTTCCGATCTAATGCTGCTCGGCAGGCTGGCCCTACTGTAAGGTGTTGATAAGCCAGAATGAGACTGGCAGGTCAGGTCTTAGCCGTAGGAACGTGACCTATAGGGCGAAGTGTCCAAAGCCCTAAGAGCAAACCCGAGGGTTCAGTAACGGTTGTGGGATGGCGCTGGAAAGCAAGCGTGAGCTTGCTAGGACTGACGGCCCACATGGTTACAGGGACTGTGCGAACTATAGCAATACGGGAGAGTCGTCACTGCCGGACTGATACGGTAGTACTCGTTAGTCGGTTGCCCTATGTCGAAGGGAATAAGCGGTAGGGCGAAAAGCAGCTATTCACACCGGGAAGTGAGTTAACCCTAAAGGCGTGAGTAGTCGGACTCTTACGATTGGTTGCCAATAGGCGTAATTCCCCTGAGTCCAGCGAAGTAAGGCTAACCCATGATATTTTCCCCACATGGTTTTAAAGGGAGACACGTCAAACAAAGACACTGAGAGCCACGATACAGACTAGATGGAATGCGGTAATTGCTGAATGGTCCGGTAGAACGGTAGCTGGGAAACTAGCGGACGCGACCCCATACAGACCGTGAGCGGTGTTCCAACCGGCTTCCGTCTAGTCTGTATCGTGGCTCTCTCACTCAGGTTATCATCGGAGGTTTCAACCGATGAATAGAGTAGCATTGCGAGTTCTAATCCGTATGCTCGATACCCTTATTGAACAGACGGATGAGATAAGATACGCCCACAAAGAGAACAAACTACATCAAGCCTTGGGTGAGGCATTAAAGCACCTTAAGTCGGCTAAGTATGTCATAACGGACTCGATGGAGAGCGCAGGGTGAAACCTGCGATGATAACCTGAGACTCAATCAAGCCTTCATTGGAGGAGTCCAATGAAAGACTTAGTAACAGTACTGGCTTTGCTGGTAATCATGACGCTGCTGTTGATCGCCGATCAAGGATTGTCGATAGCAGTGGGGAAATGGATTACAGTGATGCTTGCAGGGTGACTCCTGCAATGAAGGCTTGAGGATTACGGTTCAATCGGAGGGATTCAATCCATGACCGATGAACAGTTGAAGAGTGTTTTTGAGCAGATACCCGCACCTGCTACTGACTCAGTGTTCAAAACTGAGAAGGTGGTTAAGGTGAGTCTGCCGCATCCGTATTGCATTACTCCCAAGCATGTAGCAGTAGCCGCTGATGACTTCGGCGGAATGCTTGGTGAGTCTGCAATCGAGGCGGCAGAGCGCATGGGTGTTAGGTGCGGCATGAATGGATGCAACCTGCCCTATAGGAAACATGAAAGCCAAGTCACATTGGTTATCGTGGTTCCAGTAGGGTCAAGGGACCTTAACGCCGTGCCCGGACTTCACAAGTATCTGCTTTCGATCAAAGACAAGGCTACAGAGCTTGGAGTGCGGGGCTTTGCATTCCCCAGCCGATCAGGCCAAATGTAAGCCTTAACGCAGGGTAGAATCCCTGCGATTGGACCGTAATATTTACACTTGGCGACACACTGGCACCTTAGGGTGCAGCCATCCCGGTTAGGGAAAGTCACAATCCAGTGTAAGAGTAAGAGTGATTCACTTGTTTGACGTGATAGTTCTAATGAGACTTCACTGTAGACCCTCATCGGGAGGTTAAGCCGATGACACAACCACTTGCATTATGCAATTACGATGTAGAGACACAATGCCACTATGGGGTGATCTCATATCATTCCGTCATGGCTGAAGCGCTAGATGACGTATTCACACAGGGAGACTCCATGACGTACAAAGCCTGTGTGGAGAATATCAAGGCGTCCATCCGGTCGGCCCTGAGTGATTACCTTCACTCATACAGACTGGATGACGCGGTAGACTCCGCGTTTGAGGCAATCGAAGATGACTTCAACGATTGCTACGAAGCCGAGGATGAGCAGTTCGTGTACGAACGAGACGGCTACAAGATCAGCAATTCGCCCAGTCTCGTGTGTCTCTTCATCGAACGATCACCCTATTACACCTACACTCGGGGATGCTCACCTTGCGCTCCGAATGCTGGTGACTTAGATAACCCCGATGGCGGACTGAAAACATTCTGCCTCGGGCATGATTGGTTTGAGGATGGGAAGGCACCTTATCCGGTGTACGACATCAAAACTGACTCGCGGGTTTAACCCCGCGATGGGGGCCTACAGATAGATGCTGCCATCGGAGGTCACTTCTATGGCAAAAGCATATGAGACGTTTGAGCACGCTGGCTTTCGTGTCAGCATCCATCAGGATGAGGACGCGAGTGCTCCTGAGAATGGTAATAATGACTTGTTCCTCGTTACCACTCGCAATCGGCACTTTGTAGTCCAGCGTAAAGGCTTCGAGCTTGACTCGATCCGCGACGGTGAGCACAAGAAGGACTATCATGCTCTGCCGTTGTTCGCTTACATCCATTCCGGCGTGGCTCTTAGCCTATGGCGAGGAGGTCAGTTCTCCGATCCTTGGGACTCGGGCCAGATCGGATATGTCCTAGTCAAGAAACGGCAGGGATTCCGCAACATCCGCAAGGCTGCTGAATCACTCATGAGTGAGTGGAATCAGTACCTCAGCGGAGACGTGTGGGGCTATATCGTGGAGGACGCGGACGGCAATAATGTAGACTCATGCTGGGGATTCTACGGGCTGGAATACGTACAGAAGGAAGCCCGCGAATCCGCCGAGTACGCACGGAAGCATGAGACGGAGGAGTCCAGCAAGATCGAAGCGTGTATGCACGTTTGATACACTCGCAGGTGGTGGCCTGCGATGGCAGCATCTAAGCGGAATGAGACCCCATCGGGGGAGTGCAATGGACATACTAAACCGATGGTCGAATGAAGTGATTTTCCACAGTGATAAGGATATCCGTGAAGCTGTGGCAGAGGCAGCCTCACAGGGCGCGAACCTTCGGGGCGCGAACCTTGAGGGCGCGAACCTTCGGGGCGCGAACCTTGAGGGCGCGAACCTTCGGGGCGCGAACCTTCGGGGCGCGAACCTTAAGGGCGCGAACCTTGAGGGCGCGAGCCTTCAGGGCGCGAACCTTGAGGACGCGGACCTTCGGGGCGCGGACCTTCGGGGCGCGAACCTT